TTAAAAATGAAACGCAGGCTGTTGGTCGTCAGCCGCTTTGTATGGGTAACAGGCTCCTTTCACATGCTGCTCTGCGGCAGCTGCTTCACATACTTTCTCGCTCTGATAAATACCGAGCATGATGTCTGAGCATTCCCCGGTGAGGGCGCAGACACTAACGATTAACGTGAACAATGAGGTCATGCGTTTAACTCTGGATTGCCTTTCTGAGCGAGGAAGTAGCAGAACTTGCGAACTAATATCCCCACCAGACTGAGGCGAACAGCCTGAAGGCCTACTGGGTTGCGTGCGAAGTCGATCATGGTTATCTCCTGTTTGCCTTTATCGCTAGGCTAGCGGAACGGTAAATCCTGCTGCGCAAGTGCTAATGCCATCTCATCCGGTGATTCGTATGCCGCCGGCAACTACTTCGTGGGCGTCCTGCCTTGATGACTGATTTTCTAAAATCAGACTACAAATTTAGTTTTCATTGGTCAAGGATTTAGTGAAAATAAAAACTTCAATGAAGGCGTAAGTTTTCGCTATGCGTGTATTTGAGGCGAAAAAAAAGCCGCGTACGCGGCTGTTTAAGGGGGGAGACAATCAGTTATCAGAGGATGGAGGCTCGATTTTTCTCTTCTTCAGAAATTCGGCCATAAACTTATCCAGCTCATCAAGCCTATCGTTTGCAAGAGTTATAAAGCGATCTTGCTCTATTTCTGGCAACTGATCGAAGACTTCAAGTAACCGTCTCTGCTTTTCATTAAGGACAGTTTTGCTCTCTGTAGTTTCCTTAAGCCATCGTTCTTCTTCATCAGACATGAAGAACCAATACAAGGGCTTATCAAGAGCTTCAGGGAGTAAAGCCAACTTTTCTTTTCGTGGAATTATACCTGAATTGCACCAACCACTGACCGATTGAGAGTTTACACCAACACGTCGGCCTAACTCAGACTGAGATATGCCTGCCTCTTCAAGGGCTCTTATAAGTCGTTCTTCAAAGTTCATATTCATATCCAAATCAAACCATTAAACAAGGATACAAAGTTTCTTTGTAGTTGGGATCGTTCTATTTTCTTGACAATGAAAATTTTATTTTCAATCATATGAAGACAATTTAAGGAGATGGTATGAACGAACAGACCCAGAAAAGAATACTTTTGCTTTGTGGTAGCCAGTCCGAGTTAGCGCGCCGGCTTGGTAAAAACTCACAAACTGTCTCAGCTTGGTTCCGCGCGCAAGTAGCAAGTACTGAGGTTCTTAATGCTTGCAGGGCTTTGAATTGGGAAATTACTCCGCACGAATTACGTCCGGATCTATATCCAAACCCAACAGATGGATTACCTCAGAAGGAGGCTTAATCATGCAGTCAGCCACATATCATCATCATAACCAGCATCTCGCTGCACCGCTGAAAACTCAAAATCAGTTTATGGCGCGTCGGCGAGATAGCTTCAGGCACCGTTCCTTACTGGAGGCAGTGCGGGAGTGGGAATCCTCTTTACCTGGCCAGGCTCAGGAAAAGATCGCGCAGCTGGTGGCCGAGCAGTGGGCTAAGGAAGGGGGCCGCGGTATAGCGGTCAATAAGCAGAACCTATTCCGCTATCTGAAAAATGAGGGACGCTCAGAGAAATACACTGCTTACGTTATGCAGCTGTCGGACGCAATTGTCGCAGCTATGCCTGTAGAGATCGCCAGAAAACATGGCCTCAGTAATGCCAGAACGGAAGCCGAGCTGGTGGCGAATGCAATCAAGGAATGCAGTGAGGCACACCAGGCGAAGCTGCTTGGAGCACCGTTGCAGAAACTTGAGAAGGAAATTCGTGAAGCCGCAATCGCTTTATTCAACATGTTACCTGCTGACGCGGCGGGACCACTATTGGCGAGTATTAGCGCCGTAGCGCCGCAATTTTTTTAATCGAGTTTTGAACAATGACCACCAGCGATGCTGGTTAAAAAGAGGTTTTTGATGGCCCGCATCAGAACAGTTAAACCTGAATTCTGGACAGATGAGAAGGTGGTGGAATGCTCAATTCCAGCGCGCTTATTGTTTATCGGGTTATTTAACTTCGCAAATGATATGGGGTGCCTTGAGCGGTCTCCGAAACGCCTCAAGATGCAAATCTTTCCGGCTGACATGATCGATTGTGAGCCACTGCTACTTGAATTGATAAATCATGGACTGCTCAGTGAGTACTCAGTGAGTGGAGTTAATTACCTCCAAATAAAAGGATTCCTTAAGCATCAGAAAATCAATCGCCCGTCGGCCACAAAAATACCGCTCCCCCATGAATTCACTGAATCGGGCAAGGATGTCGGGGGTAATTCAAACACTAATCACCGAGGCCTCAGTGAAGACTCAGTGAGTACTCATGGAGAGGTCACTGAGCCCTCACCGACGGATACGGATACGGATACGGAAGGGAAAGGAATAAACCCCTCTCTTAGCGCTGGCCATAAAGCAAGCCCGGGTGGGGTAGTTCCACCAGCTGACCCAACCGCCCCGCGTTACCTGGAAGGCATGAATGAACCGATCGGTAAATTCACAATGTCAGCCTCCTGGTTGCCGTCCAGAGATTTTCGACAGCGCGCGGCTATGTGGGGGATCGCTTTGCCTGAGCCTGATTATCTCGTTACCGAGCTCGCAGAGTTCACGTCGTACTGGATGTCTGAGGGGAAGGTATTCACTCAGGTGCAGTGGGAGCAGAAATTTGCCAGGCATGTACAGCGCGTGAGAACGAACCAAAAACCACAGACCGGAGGTAAGCAAAATGCGGCAGTTCAATCAGGGCCAACAGCATCCCGAGCTGTTCAGCAAATTCAGTCAGCACACGCAAAATGGCGGCGTGAGAACGGACTTGATGGCAACGGAGACGGCATGGCGGTTATGGCAGGTGATGGGGGAAATCTTCTCCAACCGATGGACGCAGAAGAATGGGGCAGAACCTACGGACCTCTGGATTGCTCAGATAGGTTCGATGACTGAGAGTCAAATCAGCCTTGTATGCCAGCAGTGCATGGAACGTTGCGCAGTTGGTAATACCTGGCCCCCGGATCTCGCTGAGTTTGTCTCTCTGGTTTCAGAGAGTGGTGCCAATCCGTTTGGGCTGACCTCGGAGCAAGTGATGTCGGATTACCGACGCTGGCGAAACGAATCATATCGATATTCGGGCAGCGATAAATATCCTTGGCCGCAGCCGGTGCTTTATCACATCTGCATCGAGATGCGCAGAACAGGCGTTGAACGCCAGATGACAGAGGGGGAATTGAAGAAACTAGCAGAAAAACTTCTCACGAAGTGGACCAAACACGTTAGCAACGGTCTATCGGTTCCTCCGATCCGTCGCCAACTGGCAGCACCGCAGCACCCGGCAGGACCAACTCCGGCACAGCTGCTGATGGAAGAGTACAAGCGCCGCAAAGCGGCTGGTTTCAGCAACTAAATCGAGTATTGACCAATGACCAAACAGTTAACCCAAAAAGAACAGGTGGCGGTTTTTGTACGCTATCGACCGAACTGCGCCGTAGGCGACGTATCCGATGCACTGGACATGGCTGGCGCCACCGCTGGCAAATTGCTGCGGGAGCTGAGTGATGAGGGTGTAATCATCCGCACCCGAAACAGCGTGCAGTTCGTCTACACGGCTGCGCCCGATGCAGACATTCCAGACGTTATCTTGCCCTGCATGATCCTGAAAAGTGATCCGGCGAGAATCATGGCAGCTGAACAGAAAGCGAAGGCGCTGGCTGATAAGGGTTTATGGCGCCGTGCAGCTGGTGTTTATACCGACATGTTCAGCATCGCCTGCAGCTCAGTTGAAGTGGCACGTATAGCCAAAGCCCGCAATGAATGCCTGCGCATGGCGAGGAGAGCATGAATATGGCCAGCAATAAGCTTTGGACAATCATTCGCGCTATCCAGTCCGGTGGTGAGATTACACCGCGTCAGGTTTGCCGATTGCTCGACTGCGACAGCAAAAAGGCCTGTCGCATGCTTGAGCATCTTGTATCAGCAGGAGCAGTTAAGAACATTGGCCAGCCACGGCACCCCGTATTCGTCATGCTGCCGGGTGGAGAGAAGCGCATCAAGCCATTGCAGGTGGTGCTGGTGGAGCGCCAACAGCCAAGTATTACAGAGGTCTGTCGCCAGAACTGGCTGGGCTATCAGGTACACAAAATTTTCGGGAGGGCGCGGGTATGAACGATTCACTGAACAACAAACAGCTGGTGGCGGTTGGTCATTAGTTTGCGAAGGCGATGAGCAGCGACACGCCGATCATCGATATGGCGAAGATGTTCACTCGCTTGGGCGATCGGCTGGACTGCACCACACTGGCGCTGCGCTGGATGCTTACCGCGCCGCCATGCTTCAGGGTGCCGAACCTGTAAGCCAGTCTTACATGTTGCGAGAAGGATGTGTTGAATAAGGTTGCCTTTGTCTCTTGAATGACAAACCCCAAATAGACACTTAGAGCGGAAGAGGGAAAATGTGCTCTCTTTCACAAAGGAGGGTTTATGGCTAATTTCATTAAGATTCAGTCTAGTCAACAAGAAATTTATTATCGTCAAATAGCGGCCGCTTTGGGGTTAACGTGGGATGAGTATCTTAGAATGAATCCCCACTTGAAAAAATTATTTGGTGAAGTGTTCTACTAGTTCATCACTGTAGCTATTAGGCTGTGGTAGTTTTAACAAAAATCTGAAATTGATTGTGAGGTTCGTATGGAAGTAGATATTTTACTAATCGGAAATGGACTGACTGGCGAAGTAAAAATGTATGATTATCCGAATAAAAAGTTTTTGGTGACTGAAGTGACGGTACAGTCCGCTAATGCGGCCCGTGTTTTTGATGTTGTGTTGCATGAATACAATGGAAAAACCTATGCGATAGGAATCGGAAAAGCGACGGACTCGCTGCAGGTCGAAAGCTTGATCGATACCAAACAGCCAAAGCCAATACCAGGAAACCTGCTTTAAAGGTTCTAAAAGCTAAATTCGGTTTTAATAATTGGATGGCAAAAGTCATGGGATCATAATGAGCGTGGAGTACCGTATTGTGGATATCAGTATGCGCATGCTGCAGAGCTGTGCCACGCCCGAGGTTTCCCGGAGTGGTAGATCATCGACCGAGACTATCGTGGTATGAAGTATGCGAAGGATAAGCAAGTTGCCCGGTGTGGCAATTCAGTACTAGGGCCGTTTGCTGAAGCACGGGTAAGGACAACATGCCAGAAATGCGCATCATTAAGAATGCGACATAATTGACTAAAATGTAGCCGCGAAGTCGCGGCTACATTTTAGCGCTTTGTCCGTTTGAAACGGTGGAGGAAACGATATTTTTTATCAGGCAGTTAGAACTTTCTGTTTCTAAAACTGGAATACATCATCAGATATCTTTTAATATTGCGAAGTGTCATCAATTTCATCAGCGTTCGCGAACTCATGCTTTTATTACGGATATAGTACAGGGTAAAGAGTTGATATTTTCTACTGGAAGCATCTAATTTAGATTTATGCTTTCGATAGAAATCCAGATAACCTGCGAACTTTCTCCCTGAGCATGTAATTCGAGCTTCTCCATGATTTACATAAAGCACTTGAGTAATGTCATCCAGTTTGAATGGGTCGCCATATGTTTCAGCCAATCGATAAAAAGCATCATAATCCTGCGCTGCGCTTAAATTCTCATCAAACAATGTTTTACGCAGTCTGTCGGTTAATGTCAGGATCTGATTGCCAATTATATTTCTTTTATCAAACAGGCTCTTTTTGTATGCGGGTTTAGGATAATCTTTCAATTCGCTTAAATTTTGATAACTATTGCTTTCACATAGGTAATCATTTGCATACAAAAATGCGTGAGTCTCAAGCTTGTACTGATAGGCAACAAACGACGAAAGACGGGTAGGTAGCCATTCGTCATCATCATCCAAGCCTGTAATCAAATAGCCTTTGGCCATTTTTATGGCCTGATTTCGGACAGCGCAGGCACCCGAATTAAATTCGTTACGAATATAGGTTATACGTGGATCTTTAATTTCAGCAACAAATGCCTGCAGCTTCTCAAAAGAAGAGGAAAAATCATCAATAATGATAAGTTCCCAATGAATATAATCTTGCCTAATTACAGAATTTATAGCCCGTATTGTCAGCGCTTCACGATTCCATGTCGGCATGTAAACAGTGATAAGAGGTGTAGCGGTCAACGTAGCCTCCGGCACGTAATCATTATCCATCAATGCACCAGTAAAACTTGCGGCTTTGATATTACTTCCAGAGAAGTCAACGCCAGCGCAAACCGCATGATCGAAGATAGCCCCCTCTGTATTGCAGTGACTCATATTAGCCCCGTTAAGATTGGCAAATGAGAAATTAACCCCACGTAGATCACTGAAAGAAAGGTCACTTCCGGATAAATTGATATTTTTCAAATTTAGCCTCCGGAGGTCCATAAAACGCAAGTCAGCGCCTGCTAGATCTGAATAATAGTCTGGATTTTTTAAAGATTTATTGTGATGTTTGAGCAATTTTCTCTGTGCCACTTTTTTGCTGTTCATGTTTAAATTTTTTGCTTTATGTAAGCGCATATAACAAACATTCTGCACAGTTAAACACTGCTGTTGCTGTTCAGCAATCATGCCAATAATTTTTAGGATATATGCCATGGAACTTACAAAGAAAGACGATCATGTTGCCTTAACAATAAAGCAACTTAAGGTTAAATTTTATGTAACCTCTTGGCCTTGACCACTCGAGAAGACAATGCTTCCGAAACAGCCTGATCGATAAGTAACCAAACATGGAGCGAGGCGTACGTTGTGTGCAAGGATCTCCTGGGGTTTCTAACAAAACATGGTCGATGCGTCCTTATCTTCATCAATACAAACCGCATTTGATGCCCCGAAATTATTGCAAACCAGAAATGAGAGGTTTATAAAGTAACTGTATAAATATACAGTTTTTCAGCGAGGAGGGAAAAATGAAAGTTGATTTAACCATTGATCGGACTAAAAAACTTCCAGATGGCGCGCTCCCGGCGCTTCAAACAGAACTATCTAAACGATTACAAAATGAGTTTGAAGATTGCTCGGTGACTATTCGGCGCGCAGGTATGGATGGGTTGAGTGTTTCTGGTGGTGAGAAAGACGTTAAAACGAAAGTTGAAGAAATCCTCCAGCAGACCTGGGAAAGCGCTGACGACTGGTTTTATTAATACAGCATTCAATGACTTTTCCAGGCTGAAGGGGGGACTGGTGAAACAAAAAGAAGAATTACCAAAAAAGGGATATGCGGTTATTAGGTGTCACGATGGGGTTATCGTTGCACGACTGCAATCATTTCCAGAATGTGAGCGAGCGCTGATGTACAGGCGTGGCGATGAAGTATCCTTCATGCCGCTCCAGCGAGATGAGATAGTAGGCACACCAACACTCTTTACACAGATGCTGGAGAAGGCGGGTATTCGCGTTTCTCTAAACTCTGATACACTCCCCTCATAGGCCTGAACAACCTATACCTGCTGCGCCACTGGAGAGATACCATGGCGCAAAAACCAATCAATAAAACCTTACCACTGACCCCATCCGGGGACAGCGATTTTTTATTGTCTGCAGCTTTACGGGGGCAGGCATGAAAAAGAGCTGGTTCACCCACACCAATCTGACTACAGACGAAGCAGAGGAGCTGGTTAAGCGCTATCGCGAAAAAGGCGTTCGCGTAGAGAAAACCCTCGACAGGGATCCGCGATACTGGACCGTAAGCGCAGAGCTGCCCCAGCAAAAGTCCAACCCAAAAACAGTACAAAGCATGCGTTCCCGTGCGTGGGGTCACTCATGAAAATCTATAACGTAGTGCCGATGGGCAAGCCACGCATGACCCGCGCAGACAAGTGGAAGAAACGACCAGAAGTGCTTCGGTACCGGGCATTCTGCGATCACGTCCGTTTGCTTGGAGTTAAGCTGCCTGAGGCAAACTCCCACATTACGTTCATCCTCCCCATGCCCAAGAGCTGGAGCAAGAAGAAACGCGCTGAAATGAACGGTAAGCCTCACCAGAGCAAGCCCGATAAGGACAATCTGGAAAAGGCGTTGCTGGATGCTCTATTCGAGGATGATGCCCATATCTGGGATTCACGCGTAACGAAACTTTGGGGAGAAGTACGGCAAATCATTATTCGGGAGATTAACTGATGCGAGGGTTATTAAAGCCAGTTATTGCCCGGGAACTTGGTGTGGTTCTGCTTAAGCCGGGCAGTGAACTAATGAGCCTTTTCAGCGGTGGCAGGGTTCTGGTGGAGCGCCAGCCTGAAAGCATGAAAAGCTACCCAGCTGGCCGGGTTCCCGATGCTCTGCAGCCGTTGGCTTTCGAGCAGGATCTGATCCAATTCTTCCATTCGGAGAAAGTGATTTACGCAGCTGGTGGGCTGCCAAGTCTTGAGAACTGGTTACTCAGGAGTAGCTCTGGGCATTGCCAGAACGAACATAGCGATTATCACTATCACGAAATGACCATCCTGCGACAGGAACCAGGCGCGCTGCGGTTGTGCGGCTACTGTGACAACTTATTGAGAGGGCAGTATACAGAAGCGCTGGCAGAGCTGGCTCGTCAAAACCTCATCGACTGGATTCTGGACACTATCCGCTACACGCTTCTGCTGGACAAGACACGCCAGATCTCCCTGTCTGAGTTGTGCTGGTGGGCTGTCATTAAGGGCGTTTTCGGAGAGCTGCCAGAGTCCGTCGCACGTAAGATCCTTCGATTACCTCAGGAGAAGATGAGTAATCGGGAAAGTGACATCGTCCCGAGCGTGTCGGCCACCAGCATTATCGCTGACAAAGTGGCTGAAATGCCTATTCCTCAACCCGTAGTTGTCACAGTTGTTGAACCTGAATCGCCGTTGACCTTCATGAAGCGCCCCAAGCGCATCCGCTGGGAGAACAGTAATTATCTTGCTTGGGTTAAAACCCAACCTTGCGCCTGTTGTGGTCAGCAGGCTGATGACCCCCATCACTTAATCGGCTGGGGGCAGGGTGGTATGGCAACGAAAGCGCACGACATTTTTGTGATCCCGCTCTGCCGTATCCATCACACCGAACTGCATAACGACCCAACTGAATTTGAGCGCAAGTATGGCGCGCAACCGGTACTGATTATTAATTTGCTGGACCGGGCATATGCGCTCGGCGTTCTGGCGTAGACGGATTGGAGAATACGATGAATCTCGACAGCGTATTAAAGTTTTTTGCACCTAAAGGAATGCACATTTCGGACAGCGTCCGCGCAACAGCTGGCGATCAGTTAACTGTAACCGATATCATGGCGGCATTGGGCATGACTCAGGCAGACGCCGGCATTGGCCTTGCCATGTATCTGGGAAAGGCAGGAATAAGTCCACAAGATAAGGAGGCCGCGATATCCTGGTTATCGGAATACGCTAAAGCGCATGCTCCTATGGCGGTACGTAAAGCTGCTGGTAAAAAATTCCCGCTGTGCATGCGGATTCTCGCCCGGTTCGCCTTCAAAGACTACGCCTCATCAGCTGCTGACAGTGTCGATTGTCCAAAATGCCAGGGCAAAAGCATCATCACCAAAATCAGCGTGATTACCAAAAGCCATTACACGATGCGCCTGCCTCAGTTTGCTAAGGATCTGGGCCAGTCTCCATCTGACTTTGAGGTCACCCGTCAGGTTAAGGATGTGGACCACCAGCTGTGCGGCAACTGCAACGGCACGGGCCAACTGAGTAAGCGCTGCCAGTGTGGAGGAACGGGAAAAACCCTCGACCGTAAAGAAACTGATTTCCAGGGCGTACCCGTTTATAAGGAGTGCAAACGGTGTGAGGGAAGAGGGTACAGCAGGCCGAAATCATCGGTGGCGTATCGCGGCGTTCTGGCTGAGCTGGATAGCCTTCCAGATCGCACCTGGCGCTACAGCTGGAAACCGTTCTATGAAAGCCTGGTGACGAAATGTTTTCAGGAAGAAAGCAATGCTGATGCTGAACTGAAGAACGTAACAAGAGCGCATAATACGATATAAATATCACTATTTAGCGTCACGTTACTTGCAAAGTTGCCGTTTTTGTGTAAATTTGACGTTAACGATGGGCATTGTATGTTCAGAGTTAAGAAACCCGCCACCGAGCGGGTTTTTTTATGCCTGCAATTCTCCGCGCCACGCTCGGCGCAATTCAACCACAGAGCCTTTCAGGGGTGAGCCATAGGGAACGGTCGGTGTGACTGTCTCTGTGGGCTGATCATTACTGAGCGCGGATCAGTGCATCGCTTTATTCATAATTAAGTATCCCTCACACAAGCCCGTAAACAGAATGGCTACACTCTATCGTTAGTGAGGGAGGGTAAGGTATGAAAGAAGGTTTTTACTGGATAAAACACAATGGCAGGGTTCAGGTAGCCTTTTACGCAGATGGCGAAACGGAAGATCTCCGAACAGGACGGATTATCAGGGGTATATGGCAACTGACTCAAGGTTATGATATTTGCGATGACGGCGAAGCTGAGATACTTCAAGGTCCCATTGCTCCGCCATGTTAAATATATACACGTATTTTAAGGCTGCCTTTAGGCGGCCTTTTTCATTTTCAGGTCCTGGGAATCAACATCAGATGGCTTCGTTGTTAAATGCAGCCCGAGGGCCTGATCCTATACACACGGAATAATTATGCCTGAGACCTCAACTATCGTAGGCGTTGGTCTTACATCGTCTTCTGTCGGTGTAACCTTTGCCACGCTGTTTCCGGAGGCGACTCCTGCAGTGATGCTCGGATCGCTTGCCGGAACCGCGTTATACGTTCTGACCTCAGACCCCCATCAACTCTGGAAGCAGGCTATCTTTGCGCTGATATCATTTATCAGTGGCGTGTTCTTCTCCGTGCCCATGGCAAAAATCATGGCCGGAATCATAAACACGCCATTAAGCCTGATGAAGCCACCGGCCAGCATCGAGGTATCCCCAGCTGTCGGCGCCATCGTTACCGCTTCCATTTCCGTGGCAGTCCTGCTGCGCATTCTTCGCAAGTCCAAAAGCGGGAAGATGCCAGGGCTGGGGGAGGAAGATAAATGACATGGCAACTTCTTCTGATGAATGCAAACGCCATAGTTTGCCTGTTAATCATGGTCAGGCTGATGTTTTTCCGGAAAGAGGGGAAGCGTTATCGCCTGAGTGTCGCGGTGCTGGCCTACCTGATCATCCTTGCCGCCGGATTCAACGCCTTCAGCATTCTTTTCGGCCATTACGTACAGGTTAATCTCGGCGATCTGCTGCTGAACTCCGTCATCTGCATGGCGGTATGGCTGGCGCGTGGGAATCTGGCTAAGGTCGTTATCTCGGAGTAAATCATGCAAGCTCTCAACGCACAGCGTAAAGCTTTCCTGGACATGCTCGCATGGTCAGAGGGAACCGATAAGCCAGTTCAGCCAACAAAGAACCATGGCTATGACGTGATTGTGGGCGGCTCACTCTTTACGAGCTACGCAGATCACCCTCGCAAACTGATCACCCTTAACCCCCGATTGAAATCTACTGCTGCCGGCCGCTACCAGCTGCTTTCTCGCTACTGGGATGCTTATCGGTCGCAGCTTGGCCTCAGGGATTTCTCCCCGGCCAGCCAGGACGCGGTGGCATTGCAGCAGATTAAAGAACGCCGCGCCCTGCAGCTCATCGACGAAGGCTATATCCGTCAGGCCATTGACCGCTGCAGCAACATCTGGGCGTCGTTGCCCGGCGCAGGTTATGGCCAGCATGAGCACAAGGTTGAAAACCTCCTGAAGAAATTCAAAGAGGCTGGTGGTTTTATAGCGGAGCCAAAGGCATGATCGGCGCCGTTATCAGGAAGTTATGGCTGCCGATTGTGGTCATAGTGCTGCTGGGTTCATTGGTATGGGCTGTTAATCACTATCGCGACAACGCCATCACCTATAAAGACCAGCGCGACAAAGCGACTGACAAGCTGAGTCAGGCTAATGACACCATTGATGACATGAAGGTGCGCCAGCGTGATGTGGCCGCGCTGGATGCCAAATACACACAGGAACTCGTAGATGCGAAAGAAACCATTGAGCGTTTGCATAGCGATGTCATTGCTGGGCGTAAGCGGCTGCAACTCAACGCAACCTGCAAGATTAACTCCACCGGAACCTCCGGCATGGATGATGCAACCAGCGCCAGACTTACTGACTCCGCTGAACGGGATTATTTCACCCTCAGACAGCGAATCGAAACCGCAACCAAGCAACTGACAGGTCTGCAGGAATATGTCCGTACGCAGTGCCTGAAATAGAGTCTCATCCCTGAGGTTCAGACACAGTCTCTCCTCTGGACTTTAAACGTAGCAAATTCTCACGGCCTCGCTTAACACGGGGATTTTTACTAACTGAGGGTTAAGAATGTCATCTCCGATCATGAAGTATTTTGCGTACCAGCATCTTCCGGCACACCTGCAAGAAGTGAGTAAGCCTATTGGCGATCTTGCGACGCTGATGGATGAAACCTTGCCGGACGGCGCAGAAAAGGCAGCAGGCCTGCGCAAACTGCTAGAGGCCAAAGACGCATTGGTACGCGCTAAGCTGGGTTAAGTCATTACAAAGCTCATCTGCTGGTGGGCTTGATAATGGGAAAACAGTGATGCCTATAAGTTTTGGTAATTAGAAAAAACCTCAGATAAGTGCTAAAAATTTTCCCAGTAAACAACGATGAGATGAAGAATGAAAATCCTGGGATTTGATGAGCACAGAACAAAACGTGGGAGTGGTGCATTAAAGTTCTTTGAGCTGGAGCGTGTACCAAGCAGTGACTGGGTAAAGATATTCGAAAGCCTGTTCACAAAAAGTGTTGATAAGGCGTGGGTTGAGGGGTATTGCATAGTAACGAACTGCCCAAGCAGTGACATAGCTGAAAGGCTAGTGCAGTTACAATCAAAGTGTGAAGAAGCAAACACAATATTCAGAACTAAGAACTCAACTCTTTGAACAGTAATCGCCGCCTACGGGCGGTTTATTATTGCCATTACAACGCTCATCTACCGGTGGACATTGATAATGCCTCTAGCTGCAGGTTTGCATTAGGAGTAAAGGGCTGGGGTTTTTAGTCTACGTTTAAGGCTTACAACTATGAGCGAGGCTGAATTATGCAAAGCGATAAAGAGGAATACCTTAAGCAGGCGTTACTGGTAGTCCTGTCTCTTAATGAGGACTCAGGTCTGAGCCTGGATGGGGTTGTGAATGACGTACGCCGGGAAATGAGTAAGGGCGGAAAGTACAACCATTACTGTCCAGATGGTGCTGAAGAAGTATGTGGCATCGTTAAAAAGTCAGTAGAAGAGGTCAAAGCTAAAGGCCAAAAGCGCTGACGTTAAGCAATCAGTTCGCTTCCTCATTTACAGGAAAAGAATATCCTCGGATGATATCCCTGATAAGCTGTTGCCAAGTTCAACGGCTAATGAGGCAAAACGGTGATTGGAATTTTGAAACGTGGTCCCGCTGCAGTTAAAGTTAAAAATCATGTCACAGACTTGATGGCTGCCATGAGGGCCTCCTTCCGTAAATTAACGGCTGGAGAGCGCTTTGATGAGACTACGCTGCATATAGTTTGCACAAGCATCATCGTTGCGGCGATTATGGAGCGAGGCGTCAGCTCACCCAGACTAATGACCGCTCTCTCTGATCATGTAATGAATTCATACGGATTAAGTCTGGAAGAAATGCAGCTTACGCCTGTCCTTGCGCATGGCTTGCTCAAAGGATTGAATGGAAAAGATACTCTGCAGGTTAAAATGAGCATGCTAAATGACATTTGCCCCGGACATGAGTTTGGTATCGATGGAATTAGATGGTTTGAAACCAGCGTGAATTCAGCAAAGGATCAAATCGATTCGAACCTTAAGGATGCGATTCATACTTTGAGTAAATAG